TCCGCTCCCTGGTATAATTGATCGTTGTGTTGCTTCGGTATCAGTATTGCCCCCATTGTTTCTAGGGAATACTGAACCAATTACGCCGCCAACAGAATTAACAATACCACCAACTACAGCTGGATTGCTTATGAGATTTATTGCTTCGGAAGCTAATCCTGCTCCACTTAACCTACCAATATTTCTTGCAGTGTTAACTGCTGATATTGCTGTGCCTAAAAATCCACCGACGCTGCCAAATGCTGATCCGCCAGCAACATCTCCAAATATACTCTCAAGTCCGTCTAGGACTCCACCTTCACCTAACAGAGTTGCTGTTCCGCCGCCAGCCACAGTTAGCGGACTTGGCACATTGTCGTAGTACAAGTTTGCAAATCCCTTAGGCGTATTTCTAGCAACTGAGCCGGTACCATATACTACAGATTCATATTCTACGTTCATTGTTGTTTCGTTGAATTCATTTGCAGAGTATCCAGCATCACCGTGTTGCCAGGAGGTTATCTTAGGATTGATCAGAGTATAACTTAAAAATCTTCGACGACTCATTGTGTATATGGTAATAGATTTAAAGAAATCTAGATTTTTTCCCTGTTTGTCTAAGCTGTATCTAAAGCCTTCGAAAGCAGTGCCTGATTGTTGCAAATTGGTTTTGCTAAATGCTGCTTCGGGATTAAATCTATCCTGAACATAAGTTCCCATATATAGCACCCATAATGCATTTATTACACCGGCAGTATCATCATGAAATTTCATTGAGATACCTTCATAGGTAAAATTTTTATAAATTATATGTTTTCTATTGTATTGATTTTTGGTAACAGTTTCGAATTTAAACTTTGGTAGATCAGTGCTTTTAATTAGATATCCGATTTCATCGGCGTGTGTATTAGTAAATGTTGGTGATGTTAGAACTGATTTGTTAATTTCAAATCTAACATAAAACATGAACTTGCTACGAGGCATGAGCCGATAGCCGTTGTCTATAAACAATCTAGTAGCATGGCGCCAGTCGGCAAGGCCGCCCTTAGGCGTTAGTAGTCCATCTCCTACTCCACCGAGAAATCTTGTGAATACATTTGACATACAATTATTTAGCCACAAAAAAACCCGGATCGTAATCCGGGTTTTTAAGTAATAAAAACTTATTAACCGCGACCTGTTACAGCCTCGCCTAGAGTTCTTCCAACAACTGCGCCGATACCACGCTCTGGGCCTGTACCGTTAGCACCCGAGAACTGAACAGCATTATCGCATTTGATGGTTAGCGCAACAGTCATTGGTTCGTTGGAACCGTAGTTTGCTTCACCGTAGTTTACTTCAGATACATAACAACCATATAGTTCCCACTTTTCAAGAATGTTTGGCTCTAGTGTACCGTTTCCGCCATCTAACATTTCGATATTCAATTGGAATTTGTAATCAATACCAGAACGTGCAGATGCCTGTTCCATGAAGTCGAATTGTTTCTGAATTTGTTGTCCAACAATTTTTTGAACCTGACCGTTTGCATCATCACGTAGGTTAAGTGTTACATCACCCCACGATGGCTTGCCGGCAAGTTTAACTTTTGAATTGTATATTTCAATAGTCATTTCTTCAAAAGTAACTGTTGGTCTAGTAACGTCAGAAACTTGTTTTGTTAATTCTGTACTAGCTTCAACACCAAAACCTAACAATAACACTCTAAAGCGATATTTTAGTTTTGGCATTAGCAGCGCAGTGCCGCTATTGCCGTTTGAAGTAGGAACCGAAATTCTATTTAAGGAAGTTAGTGCCATTTTTAAATCTCTCCTGTATTCTTGATACGCAATGGAATGTAGATGAATTCTACTGCTTTTACTGGCTCAATAGCAATATCTACCCATAACTCGTTACGATCGATTCTGCTGTCAGTGTTGTTTGACTCGTCGCAGACAACTGCAAAGTCATATAGAGCACGTAAACCTACCAACTCTATCAATAGACTCTCAACAGCGCCTTTAACTTCATCTCTTGTGATCTTATCGTTTGGTTCAAAGATATACGGACGAGCTAGTTTAGTCAACTGGCTGCGTAGATACACCGTTAAACGTGCTACGTTAACACGATCTAATGCTGATGCATTTCTTGCACGAGTCTTTTGACCGTATGCAACTAGTCCAACTCCAACAAAGAATGGAATTGGATTAACTTTTAGATCATACAATGTATCACGTTGGCCTTCGTTCAATGCAACACTCTGGAATTCACCTGTTGCTGCATCAATATAACCAACTGCTGTTGCATTAGTAATACCACCACGTCTTGTTCCTGCTGGAGCAAACCATGGATAGCTAACTTGGTCGCTTAGAGCAATTGTACGCAACATCATGTGTGTAGCTGGAACAACTGCATTAGCACCGCCTAGGTCTGTGGTAAATCCGTTTGGATACCAAACTGCTGAATACTCATCGTAGCTAACAATACCTGTATCACCGTTGTCTAATGCACCGTTTGCGTTAGTACCCCAAGCTGTTAGGCTTGTTGCATCTGATGGCAAGCGTAAAGGTGTATCACCTAGTACGAATGCTGTCATACCACGATCTAAGTTCAAGTTGATCAAATTGCTGTATGCTTCTGGATAGCCAGGGCAAGCAATCAAATTAAAGTTTCTACGCTCTTCGTCTCTAGCTTCTGAACTAGTGTCAATAACACTCTTTAGTTTCTGAACAATTAGAGCACGTTGAGCTTTACGTCCAAAGCTACCGGATCCGTCTTCATTATTAGGTGAAGCTGTAACCCAACGATCAGTAGCGTACAAGCTCTGACCATCGCCTAATACTGGGCTATCGCCCACATCACTTAACGTCTGTTGGTAACGTACATTCTTAGCGGCTTGGTCAACGTAGCTGTTTGCATAGCGTTTTACGTTACCACCACTTCTACGTAGGTTCCACAACATCATACCTTTTGGATATAGGCTTGGATCTGGACAATCAAAATCAACATAATTAGATGATAGCAATTCTTTAATAGTAGCTGCTGTAGTTCCAGTAGCACCACTTATTCCATAACGTGCATCAGCAAATAAAATGCCTTCTTCTGTAGTTTGATCTGTTTTATCAACCAACTGCCATTTTTCAGAGATTGTAGTTCCGCCATCTGTATTGAATCTATAGATAGTTGGGAAGTTTTCTAAATCTGATGTACTAATCCAAAGATCGCCGTTTCTTAATGGCGTACCATCGCTTTGCGTTGTTGGCATACTGGCTGCAACTAAAGGACCGCTTGGATCTGTTTGTAAGAGCGAATCAGCGTTATAGTATGGGCTTGTAGCAGTTTTATATCCTACCCAAATTTTACCGTTATGTACCATGATGTCAACTTGATCAAATGCTGGATTATACCATAGCTGGCCGTCTGCTGGTTCTGCTAAAGGTGTTGTCGATGTAGCATTGAATCTTAATTCGTCAGCTGCTAACGGTGTCCAGTTAGTAGCAATATAATCATGTGGATCTGACGGAGCAAGATCAGTTAATGAATAAAAGTTAGGAGTTCCGTCGCCTGTGTTTACGTTAAACGCGGAGAAAATGTCTACTAACGGGGTTCCAGTACCGTCTGTAAAGTGAATATCGCCGCCAACTCTATGTGTAATTTGTAATTCGTTGTTAGCTGTTACTTCTGCTACCACATGAGTAAGGCCTGCTGCATTAATTCTTGAAGCAATTAAATTGGCATCAACAATTCCAGAGCCACTACCTGCCGTTGCTGTAAAACTGATTGTTACATCGCTAGTCAACGATAATTCACCAGCAAGCGATTCTGCAATGCTAAATGTATATGATGCAGCTGGTAAAGTTAGATCTTCGATAATTGCCGAAGTAATCACGGTTGGCCCGGATGATTTTTTCTTCCATACACGGAATTTAGCAGTAGCATCTTGTCCTACTTCTTGATCTGCATTTGACTGAACAAATATACTTCCTGCGGCAATATTTTGTCCGCCGCCACTACGATCTAGATAATACAATGCTGTTTCTGTAGTAGCATAAATTGGTGCGCTGTATTCAATCCATGACTTAGTTGCAGAATTCCAACGTTTAACAATCCAACGAGCGCCTAAGTTAGGCTCAGTAGTTTTAACCCATACAGACCCTGATGGTCTTGGTGTTGTTCCTGTTGATTTCCAAGTAGGAACAATGGTGTGTGGAGTTTGTTGCAATGAAGGAGGATAGTAATCTCCTGCTGTGATACCTAGTGCTGTTAATACATCTCCAGTTCCAGTAATTTGTAAAATTCCTTTAGTGACTGCTGTTGAGTCAGATGTACTAGAATCTTCACCGTCTACATAAATTTGTAAAACTCCGCCTACAGCTTTTGCACTAATTCCCTGCGATGCACCTAGACCGCTAATGGCTGCGGCTAAAGTAGCTCTTGTGGCTCCAGGAGCAACACTGATAGTGTTACCGTTCAATACAATATTACCGCCTGACGCAAATGCAGTAGTAGTTGTGCTAGACACAGTGGCCCAGCTAGCTTTCCATTGTGGACTTCCAACTAATACCCAATCGCCTGCTATTACCTGTGCGCCCGAAGCGTATGTGCCACCTGCTGACTTGAACCACAGTGTGGCTAATTCTCTTGCTGCTGAAAACGTTCCAGTTCCTAGAACTGTTTGAAATACAATTGCATAATCGCCAATTGATCCAACTGACGATCTTGGAGCATTTGATGCAACTTTAGATTCGTCGTCGTCTGTTAGTACGATTGGAGTCTTTAATGAAAACTTTTGTCCGCCGGTTGTATCAGCACCTGCGCCGTTCCATTCCTGGATACCCCACGATGTTGCTAGGGTATCAACCCACCATGCTCCATCAATTGGTTCTGCTCCCGGGGCTGTCGTTTGACCTTCTAGTTCGTCTAGATTGACATCTGCACGAACGATAAATGCCGAATTACTTACTCCCAAGAAGCTGTATGCTGCTAGTAGACCGTATTCGTTTCTTTCTCCGCCATGTATTGGGCTTGAAGAAGCTGTCTTTTCAAAGAACGGAACTCCATAAGTATCAACAAGTTCTCGTTGACTAGTAATCTTAAATACCTTGCCAGCATTGACTGCGGTTGTTCCGGCAGCAGTACCTGTGCCTGCTGCGTTTGATTTATCTTCTGCGGTTGCAATAACGATAAGAGGAGTCGTACCAGGCTCAGCTGGTGTATAAAAACTCTCGTCGATTACCGTAACTTGTACGCCTGGTGATTGTAGTGCCATCCCATTT